CTCTAAAACAATTCGATCTCCATCTTCTTGTAAAAGTTTGGCTGCATCTTCTTGTAACAAGTACGAGTCAGGAGCACCAATATTTAATTGAATTTCACCGCTAGTAACAAAATCAATTCGTGTCTCAATTTCATTTGTTGCTGCAACACTTAAAGCTGCATTTGTAACAACACACTTGCTTTGGTAATAAACAGTTTTTGTTTTATCAGAAGGATCTTTATAAATATAAAAACGTCCATCAAAATCAGATCCTTGCTGCAAACGAACCACTAACTGAGCTAAATAGACAGGTAGTTCTGGATATTTACCTGCATCTCCATAATCTAAATCTACGTTGTCATAAGAATGTTCCCACAAGCAAGTCATTGATCCTTGTCCAGAAATTAATCCAGAATCGTATTGATCCCTAAACTCTCTTCCTAAAGTTGTTGTATCGACTTGATCTCTATTAGTTGTAATTTCAAATTCCTTGATATTTGCTACATATCTATAACGATCATTTTTAGTTTTAATATTGATTTCTTGTGTTGCACTAGGAGCTACAAGAGTCAAAGCTTCTGTTGATAATCCTTTGACTGCTTTTTCAAAAGTATTAAAAAGTCTAATTCCATCTGCTTTATCAATATGAACGAACCAAGCACCATCGGGATAGCTATGACTTGAAACAAGTTCTAATGTCGATCCATCAACTGTTGATATTTCTACACGATCTCCAGAAATTAAAGACGCTAAAGAATGATCAACACCAAATCGTTTAGTTGTTGTATTGACATCTGCTGGATCTAAATCCGTGTTAAATCCTCCAGACGCAGAATCTCTGGATATGGCAATCTCACCATTTTGTCCAAAATAAATAGCCAAGATTTAAGAACCAGTAGGAAGCTTGTTTTCGACAGGAGCACCATTAGCCTCAAAAGAAATATCACAAGATGAAACTTCACCCATTGAACTATTCATTCCAATACTTGTAATAAATACAAAAAATGTAATTGAACGATTTGTGCCAACTTCCAACTTAAGTTTTAATTCTGCACTTGCAGCATTTTCGCCATCACCACCAGATGAAGAAGTTTCACTTACTTTTATTGAATTTTCAAGAATATCCTTAAGGTTTGATCCCCCTGACGTTGTTTCATAAAACAACCTTGCACTACCTGAATAACTTCTAATTCCATCTTTTAAAGTCCTATCAGTATCTCCCATAGAAGTAGTTTCTATAACAGCCTGACTCATGGAATAACTCCAGTTTTGCACCTTGGCTTTTTTTACGTCACTTATATATAAGGCTCCTGTCCTTCCTGAATAAAGTGTTGACACGATCTCTAACTAAAACATTGCGTTTATTCTACGGTGAATCGAGACAAGCGACAAAAGAACAACTAACATTACTCAAACCTTTAAAAGCACTTGTTACCGATGGAGGGGCAGAATATCTCCATTTTAAACCTGATGTTGCCTCTTTCAAATAGCCTAAAAGATCTGTATTTGTAACACCAGCCGTTCCATAACCACGGTCAAACGTCACATAGTTCCATTCAGAATTAACGTCTTCATAGTTCGCTAAAATTAATGCTGCTTGAGCATCTGTAATACCTGAAAAGCCTAATTGCAAAGTCGCATTAACTCTTTTATTTCCATAACGCAAATGTGTTTTCGTACCATCTAAAGATTCAAAGGTGGTACTTGGATATTCGCCAGGGTTATACCTTCTAGACGAAGGCTTAATCGTAGGAAATGGTTTTTCTGTTGCCATTAGATTAGTGGTAAGAAATGACTCAACGTATTGTCATCCCATCCCTCAAGAATAGCTAATGAACCTGTACTTGTTATTGGAGCGTGACTACCAGAAACTTCAACCAAACCATCCTCTGCATAAGAAATAGTCTCTAACTTATAAACTCTGTTACTTGTGGTCGTATTTTTTAACGTAAATAAAACACCTCTAAGTCCAATAGAAGCATCAAAATCAATAGTGGCTTCTCCTACTTCTGCTGTTCCAGGTTTCCAATAATAAATTGGTTGCGATCCAGTAATAGTATCTTTACTAATTACTTTTCCATCAGCAGTAATCACACCATTGTCATAACGATCCACATGAGTAGCTTCAGAAACTAATCTAAAATAATCCCCAGGCTGTAATCCAACTACATATTGAGGAGCTGTTTTAAAACTAAGGCCATGATCAACTTCTTTTCTTAATTTTAAAATGTATTTTGCATACGTCTTAGCATGAGCTGATGTAGTACAGAAGCCAGATAAATCATAAGTTTCAATTGGATCAGTATTACTCCCACCATTGTCGTCTTTTAATCTCAGCATTATTGATTTTGTTTCTGCAAATCCATTTGCTTTTTCTTTCCTATACAACACATTTGCCTTAAACATTTGCCTTTCTTCTGGAGTCAAAAACGAAACTTGTAAATCTTTAATATTGCCATCAGTAAATAATGCTTTTACATCAACTTTTGCACCATGATCAATTTGATAATTACTGTCATAAGGAACAGCAGGGATTAAATTAAATTTTCCTCCTATAACGGTAAAATCAAGCAGGTTATACGTTCCATGCTCATACAAGAAATCTCTTAAATTAATCTTGTTACTGATAATGCCATCCCATGTAAAAGCATTGTTTCTACAAAACAAAGCTCCTGTTGTCATTTCTCCTACAGCACTGACACCAACTAATTCTCCAGCTCCTAAATATTTATCAGTTAACAAAGCATAAGCAATTTCAACAAAGTTATTACTTGCTTTAGGTGGGCCAGCAGGACTATTTGTTAAATCTGGAACTTTAATTCCTTTTTTAAAATAAGCTGATAATTGAGTAAAGTTAGTCCACTCTTTTGCACTGTTAATTCTAATACCACCTATAGCTAAATCCATATAAGAAGCCTTGCTACTACCAGGATTTGTCAACTCGTTTACATATACAATTTCATGTTCTGGGCCGTCTTGATGACTTTTTTGTTCCATTCCTGGAAATTGAACGTAGTCAGCAATTGCATCTAATTGGTTTAAGTTATCTTTTAAAACTGCTCCCGATCCAGTGCCTATTCCTGTAACTTTAATAGCTATACCGCTTGCAGGATAAGTAACATTGGCATTTAATCCTGCTGGTTTAGGAATAGTAATAGTATCTCCAACTTTATAGTCATCACCTGCGTTTAATATATTCCAATTGGCGTTCCAACTGTACAAAGGTGTTTGCCAAGTAATCGTTAATTTTAAAGTAAGTCCTGAACCACTTCCATCTGTTGTTGGACTAACCGTAGATTGAAAAAAGGTCATGCTTCTTCTGGTACTCCAACAGTCAAGGTAATGCTAGGAGTTTCTTTTGTAATCTTAAAGTATTGAACTGGTTCGTTATTAATAGGATTAGCAGTTACATGAGCTGTGTTACTAGACATCGTGTAAACAGATTGTGAAAGTTGAGGTTTAGAAGGTGCTGTTTGAGTTCCGTCTTGTCTAGTAATAATAATTCCTCCTCCTCCCATTTCAGTACTCTTGATTTCAACATCAGTAGCAGCAACCCCTGGTTCAGTAAAGGTAACTCCAACTTCTTTTCCATCTTTATACGCAACCCAAGCCCATTGACCACCTGGATAATTTGTATTTAATGAAACTAGCGTCTCGTTATGTGGCTGACCTGCTGTTGTGTTGTAGTTGTATTCAGGTGTTGGTGTAGGAGCAACAGGGCCATATTGAATACCAGAGAAACCTATCTGAGACATTTTCGATAATTCAGTAACACCACCACTATCACTTTCACTCGTACCAGTATTAAACGATTGAATCCATTCAGTATTAGATACTTCGTTAAAAGTTAAAATTAAATCATCTCTACCAGCAAAAGTAATAACAAATTTCCCAAAAGTTGTATCAGATAAAAAATCACTTTCTAATTGCCCTGATTTAGATAAATTTGCATTTAATAAATTTACTTTTTGATTCATGTGATATAAAGCTACATTATTTCCTGGGTACGGTTTAAACCTAAATTCATATTGATCATCATCAGATAAACCAAGTTGAGGATGAAATATTTTTATATAGTTATATTGAAACTCAGCAGTATTACCTTTGACGCAAAATAAACCAGTATGATCATTTTGTATTTGATTATTTAAATCTTGCCAATCACTATTTGTACCTGCTCTTCTTACTTGTAGTTTAAAGAAAGAAAACCTTTTAATAAATAAATCAACTTGCCCTAATTGAAAATTAACTTTATCTTCGTAAATATCATCTAAAGCTTCTTTTGTAGGAATACCATTAATATTTGCACCTCTAATACTACTAAAAACTTTTGACTTTAAACCTATTTCTGTCATTGCACATGGTCTGCTATTTGTAATCGTTCCAATAGCTACACGTTGTAAAATAGGATTTCTATAAGGAAAACCATACTTCAAAGAATAATCATCCATATATTGACTTGTAAAAATAATTCTTCCATTAATTTCACTAGAGTCACCTCCGTTAGCAGGATTTATCCATAAAGGTTGTGCTGCATGATTATATAAATTTGGATGTTTAAATAATGTTCCATAATCAACTCCTGTTTCTGTCACTTTAAAAGTATATTTTCTTTCAATTCCCTCATACATTGTTGTTCCATTTATAACTGTTGTTGGCCTCCACGGTGTTCCTTCTTCTGCTTGGTTATCTATATTTTCAACTCCATCACAAACAATCAATCCATCTCCAATCATATATGTTTCACCAACAGCAATATGACTATCAATTTCTTCTCTAAGTGAACGAACCATTGATACAACATCCTCTATTCCGTGAGGAGCTGTACCTGTTGCCATGTCCTCGTCATAACCTTGATTGCTTTTTAAAATTCTGTAAGTAACTACATTATCAACAGCATTTACATTCCCACCTGTAATACCAGCTCTTGTAGGCCAGAAAGTAGCTATTTTCTTTTGTTTAATAACAACAGCTCTTTTTGCTTCGTTTGAACTTTTAGGTTGAGGATAAATTAATTCATAAGGAAGTTTTACAACACTTGCATTTGGCATTGGACTATATAAACCAAATATTGCTTGCGTTGTAGGATTTCTCGTTCCACTAAAAGGCCAAACCTGTGCAGAATTAGTTGTTGAATTTCCAACAGGCCAAGTGTCAGAAAATACATCTGTATAAGGAAGTGGCATCCCTGCAACTTCTGAATCATCATATCTATCTCCTTTTTCAATCCTATTAAATTGATTCATTTCACTAGATTTGAAAAATAAATCTAGTTTCTTTTTGCTATAAGTCGAAAGTAAAAGATCACCAATTGCATAACCTTCAAAATCTGGTCTGCCATCTATTTTCCCTAAAGAAAATAAAGCAATTGCTTTTAATTGTTGTAACCGACCCAAGCTAAGAAGTTGTGACCATAACAACTGACCATTAACTCTTATACCGCCAATAACATTTGAAGTATTTAAAACTTGTATTTGATTTGTAAATACTAGAGGAACAATGTCGCCTAATGTTGCTAATTCTTGAAGACTATTAAAAGAGAATTGTGGTGCAAAACGCTTGCTACCAATAGCATCTTCGCCTCTTACAGTTGCACCAGCTTCTAATGCTTTTGGTTTAGGTGTTAATAAATAACCAATTGCTGTTAAAGCAACAGAAACAGCAACTTGACCAAATAAAGTTAGTCCTCCTGTTGCAGCATTAAAAAATAAACCCTCTAATCCACTAGCTCTAATATCAGGAATTAACTCATAGCCTTCTTTTCTTTGACCGTTATAAGCAGCAGTTTGATCTACAAAAAACCAATACTCATCTTCACATAAACCTAATGTCTTGCATAATTCGACTTCCGAGGGTAATAACAACCTTCGACCATAAGGTTGTCTAGCGGACACCAGTTCACCACCAACTCTCCGAATGTTTTTCTGTAACTCAGCCATCCATCCTCCCAAAAAACAGCCATGCCATAACCATCATCTGATTTGCATAAACCAATTGTTCCTAGTTTAGGGGGTGAATCAACTCCCCACCTATTTAATTCTTCAAAAAAGATACTGTAGTCCTTTTTTCTTAACTTCCGATACCAATCTCTTTTTCCTTTTGGAACTGTAAAACCATAAGTTGCTAATACTGTGCGAACCAAAGATAAACAATCTCCTGCTCCATGTTTTACAGGATCTGCACCTAAACGATAAGGCAACCCAATTAATTGATCTGGCCTCACCTGCTTTGTATCGTTCCAGTAACAGGTAAGTTTCCTACCATCCTTGTTGTCAAAACTCTATTAGGTGCATTAGCTCCGACTGCATCAATCGCACTACTAAGCAATACTTCAATTGTTGTTGGATCGTATGTTAACGAAGCAGCTAACCATGTTTCTGAAGTTAATAATTTACTAGGAGCAAAATCAGTAGTCATCAAATAAGTATCTACTTGCACATGATATTTTCCATCAACAGCTTTCTTTGCATATCCCATGCTGATTGCATTGTTAGCAAGAATTAAATTGGATTCCATGTTGTCTCCTGATCTATTACGAGCTGCACCCTGATAAATAAAACTTAAATACTGATGATCTTTATTTGTTACTGCATGAGCAATAGGAGTGTCATATTTTCCATTCTGGAATCTATTAGGACTTAAATCGTTTGGATCATCACCACTAGAAGTAGTAACAACAATAAAATTAGTTAAGGCAACAAGGCTCATAATCCTAGTGAAGATCTACGGCTACGAGAATTTCTTAATGAAGATATGGTACGAGATTCACCAACTGATGCACCTCTAGCAGTAGCAGTTGCAATGATTTGTCCTACAGCAGACTTAGGAACAAACTCTTCAGAGTTGAAGTTCAATATAGGCCCAGAGTAATTAACAGTAGTAGAACTTCCACCGCTACCTGCATAAGACGAACCAGTGCCAGGAATTACAGCTTCACCTCTAGCACCTGCTGAGTAACGTTGCATACTTGAAGCCATCTTTGATGCAGGAATAATGTATTCGTCTTCTCCAGCTTCTCCTACAAGCCCTACAGTTGGTCTTGTGACCATTCCACCAGTAGAGAATGACCCTGCTGGGAAAGTATTTCCATATTTTAAATTATCTGCGGCAACCATCGCACTAGTTCCTCCTGAAAACGCTTGCTTAGTAGTTAAAAAACCTCCTACGTTAGTAGGCAATGTTGCATTACCTAAAGACGATCCAATACTTGACGTAAAAGCGTTTGTAAACAGACTTAATATCCCTTTTTGCAATTGATTTGCAGCCATTTGTGCTGCCATATCTGCAAAATGATCTGCAATACGATTAAACATATTTGCAAATGCTTGTTGAACACTCATCGTTCCAGTAATTATTCCTTTAAATGATGTGCTAAATGCTTCACTAATTGCTTTTGCTCCTTCAACTATTTGGAACTGAGGATCATTTAATTTTCTTAATTCTCTATTGACTTTTTCTAAACCTGTAACAATAGATCTTGAATTTGCTTCTGCTGCTAATTGAAGCTTTTTAAATTGCTCTTGTGCTTCTTTTAAACCATCAATAGTTTCTTGAATCCGTTCATCTTCTTCGTTTAAAGTTTGAGTTTGTCTTCGTCTTAATCCAGGCCTAAGTTTTTGTCCATCGGGATCACCTACAGCAAAACCTTCTTTTACTTTTTGTCTTTGTTTTTCTAATTGAGTTTTTAAAAGTTGATCTATTGTTTTTTCTACACCTAATGTCCTTAAAGCTAATGTATATCTTAATTCTTCTTCTAAAGATAAGTCTTTATTAATAGCTTTAATGGCTGCCATTGCTGACTCAACTTCAGTTGCTTGAGCTGTAGCAGTAAAAGCACCATAATCTCCTCCAAATGCTTGAGCAAATAAAGCACCTTGTTTTCCAAATCGTTTAAATTGTTCTGCTACTTGAACAGCTTCTTGTTTTGTAATTCCTAAACTTTTTCCTAATTTAATTATTTCTCTTGCGTTAAATCCTGCATTAAATCCCATTGCTTTCATATCTACATTCAAATCTTTAATTGATTTTCTGAAATCTATAGTTTCTTGAATTCTTTGAGCCATTGCTGTACCAGCAATAGACAAACCAAATCCAAGTCCTCCTCCTAACGCACCACCAGCAGCACCACCAATTCCTCCAAAAAGAGAAGCTAAAGGACTTTGACCAAACAAAGCAGGGAATCCACCACCAATCATTCCGCTAGTTATTGCTCCACCAATTCTTCCTTGAGCACCTTTTCTACTTGCAAACATTCCTTGAGGATTTGCAAAGCTTCCTATTCCAAGACGATTTCTTTGTCTTTGGAAACCAGAACGAAGGGTATTAGGTAATTGTTGTGGCCCATATTGAGCAGCAGTAAATCCTGTTCCTGAAGTAACTGGCCCAAGACCAGGAATAGTAGGTTGGTAAGCAGTAGGCCCAAACAAAGATTGAGATGAAAGAATTGAATTAGATTTTTTACTTTCAACAGCAGTCTTTTTTTGATTAGCATCAATACTTTTAAGTCGTCTTATTGTTTGTCCTGCTCTACTTGAACTTGGCCCTGCAATAGCTGTTGTTACTAATTTATCTTCTCTATGACGAGCAGCCATTTCATTGATCCTTCTATTTCTTCTCCGTACTTGTTCTTCTGCTGGTGATCCAACTTGTCTTACTCCAAAGGCTCTATTCCTACTAGAAATTCTTCCTCTAGGAGAATCAATTTCAGCATTTAATCTTACAGAAGCGGCTCTAGTTAATTCAAGTTGAAGCTCTAAATCTTTATATCCACCAATAGCTAAACCTGCTGAATTTGTAGCTGCTTGTCCTATTCCTGCTAATCCTTTGATTAAATTAGGAACTCCCTTTATGGCAACTTGGCCTATCTTGTCTCCAAAAGCCATATAAGCAACGGCGGCGGCTGCTGCTATTGCTGGATGAGCTGCAACAGCAGATCCAAGAGCTGTTATTTTTCCACCAAAAACACCTGTACTAATTGCTGTTGCATCAACATTTTTTCTAAAAAGATTTAATGGATTAATAGCGTTGCCTATATTACTACCTAGACCTTTTATACTATTAAGTAAACTATTTCCACCTACTCCAAGTCCTAAAACTCCTATACCTAAAGCTCTTCTTCCACCACTTGTTGATACTAAAGTACTTCTTAGTTTTGCAAAACCACTCATACTTTTATTAGCTTCATCTATTTCTTTTCTTGCCGCAGATGCTCCTTTACTTATATTTTCAAAACCCTTAGACCTTGCAAGATTATCAATACTTAAAGTTAATTTATCTAAACCACGAAGTAAGGCTTCATTTGTTTTATTTATTTTATTTAATTGCTTATCTAACTTAGTTAACGCATTAAGATTTTTGACGGCAATTTGTATCTGAGCTTCTGCCGATGCCACAACTTTTTCTCCTAACTCATTCCATATTACCTACGTCTTCGAGCTTTTTGCATTTCTTTCTCTTGATCTTCGTTTAACACTTGGAAATAAGCTGACCATCCAACAATCTCTTCTACCGTCATTTGCCGTATCTCAGTTAAAGATTTACCTAGTTCTTTAGCTATCCCAAACTGAAGCATTAATAAATTATCTTTTCTTATCTCTTCGCTTAGTCTTTTGGGTCTAAAGCATCCTCATCATCTGTTAAAACTGCCAACATTAACTTCTGTAAATCAGCATCCTTTACCTCATTTTTTAAAACATCTATCTCTCCTGCTTGAAATAATCTTGTTCCATTTTCGTCTTGTGCTTTAGAAATTAACAGTCTCAAAGCAAACTCATTTGCATCATCATTCTTAGCTCCTCTTTGTGCTCTTTCTCTTTCTGCCATTGTTAGTGGTGCGACCCACATCTCAAAAATAGATCCATCAGAAAGTTCTACTTCTTTTTTTGTAGCTTCTAAATTTGCTGCTTTCTTTAAACGATCTATCGCTCGTAATGTTGATCTTGCAGATCTAGGACTTGTTGACATAGTAAAAAATTATATGAAATTATTCTAGCGTAATAAACAATAAAAAACCCTGCTAAAGAGCAGGGTTCTTGGAACATTCCAATTCCGTTCTTATTATGAACGACTAAAATCGAATGTTGGTACTCCAGCAGGACGGAAGTTAACTGTTACTGCTTGTGCATCATCAGGAGTAACACCTAAAGAAGCAGAAGTTAATGTTGCGTCAAAGCTAATAAAACGGCTAAGAGTGTCACTAACTGAACCACCGCTATAAACACGGTCAATGTAAAGCTTAAATCCAGCTCCTACTTGCTGACGTTGAAGAACATCTTCAATCATTCTGTTAGATAAAGCTGCATCTTCATTGGTCATGTAAGCAGTTGCACTACCTGAACCATCACCAAAACCAGCAATGTAGTTTCTAAATGGAACATACTGACCAGGATCAGCACCGATAGTAGTTACATCAATTTCAGCTCTTTCGATTTCAAAAGACCATTCTCTGACTTGGCTGACAGATTCAAAAGCAGCGTAAGCAACTTGAAATTCATTAGGAGCTGCTGCTGTTCCAACGTCAGTTAGGTTTACAGCAGAACCACCAGCAGATGCAGATACAATCAATGCTCCTGTTGCTGCTGTGTAAGTAATAACGTAATAAGTTGTACCAGCAGTTAATCCAGCAGGTAAAGTTCCTGTTCCTGATCCACCTGTAGAAGAATCAACAACACTAAACTTAACTGGATCTCCAACCTTAAGATTCAAGTAAGTTTCAACAACCATTGTCTCAGTACCAATGGTTACATCACCAGTACCAAAGGTTCCTGTTGTTCCTGCTGGTTTGTAATAGAGAGCACCTGATGTGCCAGATAAACAAGTAACGGCCATGAGGCTGCTGTAAAGATTTACATATAGATTAGCGTGTTATTCCTTAACTTAAAACTGTTGCGACAAACGAAGTGTCAATCGTACTCATGAACAAAGGTGAATCTTCAGTCGTGGAAAAACTTGGCCCCTCTATTACACCAACCTTAAAATAAGTACCTGTCGTGCCTTTTGTACTATTATTTAAAGTTTCTAATACATCTACAGCCGTATTTACTAAGACTTGATTTCTAGCTGGCCCTTTTCCTTTTTCAGTAAAAATTCTAATAATTATTGCTCCTTGAGCGTTATCAACACTAGAACTTAAAGTAGGTTCGTTTGTAATTCCAAAAGTTACGTTTAACCTTACATATTCAGTTGTACTGTTAGCTGGTGCAGCCGTAATGTTGTCAAAAAATATAGGAACCGCAGGACTTAACGCTCCAAAAGCAGTTAACAATGGGTTTTCTACTTGTGCTCGAATAGATTGATAATTCATTTCGTAAGTCCAGCCCTGACACCTTCAACGATAGCTTTTTTCATTGCACCACCTTTTAAATAATTTCGATACCAATCTAATTCTGCTGTACTTGTAGCCTCTCCACCTCCACCTTTAACATTACCTCTTTTACCAGGAGTAGGTCTGCTACCTGTTGCTACTACTTTTCCAATAGGGAAATTACCTTTTTTATCACCTCTAAATCTTCCTTCTTCTAAATCTAAAGCGTATGGTGCGTAAGGTTGTCTATTCTCAACTCTAAATTTTGTAACTCTTCTCATTTCAGCAAGAGTTGTAGATAATTTTGGAACGTCATCAAGCGTATAAGGATATTCACCACCAGTAGAACCAGAAGCACCTTTTCCAGCAGGAATAGCCATCCAACTATTCTTAAAATCTCCAGACCACTCTGGCCCTTTCTCTGCTAAATCATTCATTACCCTTACAGTCGCTTCCCTAGCTGCTTCATTTACTTGTTCTAATAAAGCACGACTCATTTTTTTGAGTTCTTGTCCTCTAGTTGCCATTACTGTGGCCTCACTATCAATGTATGAAATATAGGCTTATCTCCTCTCGCTGTTTGAATATTGATAATCTTTCCTTCTTTGGTAGCACCTGCTTGTGCATATTGAACACGATCTGCTTCTGTCGGGTAATAATCTCCCAATTCACTCGCTCCAATAACAATCTTTAAGTCGGTTGTTTGGTATAACCCTTCGTCTTCACTTGAATTAATGTCTAAAATTACTCCTTTTACACTGACATTTGTATCTGAGCCAGTAACAGCTCCCGTTGTTGGGTTATAAGTTCTTGGAGTTGTAGTTTTAACAAAAGTTAATGTTTGACCCCATGTATTAAGGACACTTGCTGGTACGTTTCCAAATACATCATCAATTTTTGCCATAATTAACCTCTTACCACTCGTACTTGATAGCCGCCAGCTCCACCAAGACAATAAGCACCAAGATAGGACTGCAACCAAGGATAAACGTCAAAAACATTGTTCACATTGCCAGTAGCAAGACTAGCTTCGTTGTATTTAACCTTTAGTTCACCAAGTTCTACTTCTTTTGCAACGCCTTCTGTGCCACTATTTCCTGTCATTGCATCCGTATCATTAGCTAACGCTCTTGCTAATTCATATTGTGCATACTTGATTTTGTTAGGAATTGAACTGCAATCAAGCTCAACATCATCAACTTGAAAGTTATTTCTAGGCCATTTTAATGCTTGTGATTCATCACATCTATCACCGTAATAATTCAAGCTATCAATCCAACGAGTAGCAGAAATCAATGCACGATTTTTTTGATCGTCTGATTTATTTGTCCACGTTGAATCATCAGGAGAAGTTTCAAAGTAACTATTAGCTTCTGCCAAAGTTGCATAGCTATTAGAA